GCAAATCGTAAAAAGAGTAGAGATTCTGACAGTAAAGATTGGAATGCTATCTTTGAAATTCTAAACAAGATTAAGGCGGAGATTAAAGATAATCTTCCATATAAATTTCTTGAAGTCTATGGTGCAGAAGCTGATGACATCATAGCTACATTGTGTAAGTTTACTCAAACAGAAAAAGATCGTAGTAGAAATGAAAAGATTATTATTGTGTCTGGTGATAAAGATTTTATTCAATTACAAAAATATGTGAATGTAAAACAATATAGTCCTATTCTTAAAAAGTATGTAGATGGCCATGTTCCAGAAACCTATATAAAAGAACATATACTTAAAGGTGATACTAGTGATGGAGTACCTAATGTTCTATCACCAGATAATACATTTACTGATGGTTTAAGACAAAAACCTTTAGGAAAGAAAAAGATTGATGCGTGGTTGGGTATTAATATAGATGAATTACATGATGAGGTCAAAAGAAATTACCAAAGAAATGAGAAACTCATTGACTTGAGTAAAATACCAAATGAACTTGAAGGTGAAATCTTAACAGAATTTCATGGAGCTCCATTCGGTGACAGAAGCAAACTACTAAATTATTTTATACAATCAAGATTGAAAAATCTTACTGAAACAATTGGAGAATTTTAAAATGCCAGAACAAACTTATACACCACTTTTTTCTGAGGTACTTGACAGAGTACACAAAGCAAAAACTAAAGATCAAAAGGTAAAAATCCTTAGAGAGCATAATACTGATGCATTACGCATGGTACTCAAGGCCGGATTTGATCCAAGTATTGAATGGGTAATCCCAGAGGGTGATGTTCCTTACACACCTAATGAATCACCAGAAGGAACAGAACATACTGTGTTAGCTATGGAAGCAAAAAGACTATGGCATTTCATTAAAGGTGCGGATAGACAAACCAAACAACATCAGAAAGAATCAATGTTTTTTCAATTGTTAGAAGGTTTACATCAAAACGAAGCAAAACTTGTTGTTGCTGCCAAAGATAAAAAACTACATCAATTGTACAAAGGTTTGTCTTCTAATGTGGTAAGAGAGGCTTTTGGTTGGAATGAAGAATTTACAATCCCACCAGTTGACAAATATCCACAATCTCCCGGCATGGCATCTGGAGCTGATAGGTGATCATAGCTCCCATTCAATGGCCATCAATAGTATATCCTAAGAAGGAACAACCATTGATACCCAGAGTGGAACGAATCACCCCATCAAAATGGCCCGAGAAATCACTAAAACGTCTATTACAAGATGTAAAAAACTCAAAATAATAATCAAACCCTTGTTTTACAAGGGTTTTTTTATGCATAAAAGACTTGACTCTTTAGTATTTAAATGGTAATGTAAAGTATAAGATAGAGAAACAAAGAGAGAGTTTTAAAAATGCAAAATCAAGTAGATTTCATAGGTGCCCATGATGGTGGAATACAAATGTTTAGTCATGTGGGATTAGTTGGTTGGGGTAATACTCCTGAGTCTATTGCGTATGTTCTAAACACTAAAGGAATGGCAGAAACAATAATGGGTAGTTCGTCAATGGACTTTGCAACTGAAGAGGGTTTTGACTCTGACGATGGTGCGTCTTTTCTTTTCAAAAAAGCATTGGAGTTAGTGTAATGGACATTCAAAGAGGAACACAAGTCATTGGAGTTTGGGGATCAATGGTTTCGGAAAGTCACGGTTTCGTTTCTTGTATTCAAGATACAAATCAAGGAACTGATGTGGATATCTCATGGGATAATGGTTCTGTACATCATGTTATGTTAGATGATATTCAAAACAATTATTTAGATCAACCATATGGAAATTCAAATGGTTTCTATATCAACCCCTTTACTGAGGAACTTATATAATGAAAATTAAAGGTGCAATGACTATTCTTAATAAACGGGCTGAGTTTTATGGTAAAACTTTTGATGAACTTATTAAGATGATTGATAATGATAATGGGGGTATGGAAACTTTTAAAGTATATACCGCTTACGAAATTTACAAAATAGATCAAGGTTTTGTTTGGTGTGGTGCAAACCATGTTGGTTTTACTACGCCTGAAGATAGTCAGATACAGTGGAAACTACAGCGTGGTGAAGGTCATCAATTAGAACTGGATATATAATACCATTTTAGGCGTTGACATTAAAGCCGAATCATGTTAAGTTATATGTATAGTCAATAGAGAGAGAAAATTATGACAATTTTAGTAAACAAACAGTTCGATAATGTTGATGATGGTATTCAGAATATGCTTTCAGCAGCTAACCACGACTACACAAAATTCTTAGATAATAAAGAAATGCACAAAGAATTTGTTGAAGGTTGGGTTATCAAACAAGGACAGAAGTATATAAAAATACTAACTCGAAATGGTAGTTCTGCTTGGGGTTTTGTTGTCAACACAGACAATGACAAGAAATTTAAAAAAGGAGATATCCTAAAATGTGCTGGATACAATGCTCCTGCTCGGAATGGTGCTCGGGGAAATGTTCTTGAGGGTGGTTTTAAAATCCAGTGGACTGGCCCACTTTATTTGGTATAGGAGTTGAGTATGAAATATATTATAGATGAAATTGGTGAATATTTTACATATCTTTTAATTATTATATTTGCATTTGGTTGGATAGATATACTGTGGATTTTTGGAGTTGAAAATTCAAAAGAATATACTTGGTGGTATTTAATTCATGTATTTTCACTAACAGACTTATAATGAGTTTGATTCGGTTGACGCCTCTCTCTCTCATCATAAGTCAACCGAATCACTTAACCCAATGGTACATATGATGATAACTTGACAGTCTTAAATGACTGAAACCATTGGGTAAAAAGGGGGGTTGACAAGACCCCCCTTTTATGTTAAGTTATATGTGTAACAATAAAGTTGATCTATAAATGATGTATTCAGTATTAGGCGGTAATAAAAAGCAACGTGAATTAGTTTTTGACGTTGCCGCATTTTGTCTGCATAAACTTATGCCAAGACTTAAAAAACTAGAAATAGAATTTCAACTAAATAATCTTAAAGATCGTGCAGTTGGATACTGTATGATGGGTGATGACAATAGAACCTTTGAAATCGAAGTTGATAAGAAACTAGATGTTGAAGAAATGATTACAACTATCTGTCACGAAATGGTTCACGTTAAACAGTATGTCAGAAATGAATTAGGTATTAATGACAATCACGATGGGCAAAACTATTTTGATTTGCCATATGAAAAGGAAGCTTACAAATTACAAGAAACATTATTAAAACAATTTAAAGAGGTACACAATTATGAAATGGCTTAAACACACTACTTCAATAGTGGCAGCTGTAAGTCTTATTGGATTGTCTGCTCAGGCAGTAACTTTTGCAGAAGAGATAGACAATCTACCCAACGAAGAGATATCTTGTCTTGCAAAAAATATATATTTTGAGGCAAAAAACCAAGGAACAGGTGGGTGGTTAGCAGTATCGTTTGTTACTTTAAATAGAGTAAAAGATAGTAGGTATCCAAACACTATATGTGAAGTAGTGTATCAGGGACAGACACGGCCGTCTTGGCAAGACCCAAAGAAAGAAATACCTATTCGTCACAAATGTCAGTTTAGTTGGTTTTGTGATGGTAAACCAGATGAAATTAAAAACCAACCAAAATATATGGATATTTTAATTTTCTCCAATCTTATGTTAGATCAAGCTACATCATCAAACATGATTGATATAACAGATGGTGCGACTCACTATCACGCAGATTATGTATTGCCTTCTTGGGCATCAACTAAAACTAAAACAATTGAAATTGGTGATCATATATTTTACAGGTGGGAAAAATGAGATTAAGTTGTACTGAGATGACAGATTTATTGGTACTCTCACACCAGATACAAAATTTAAAAGCAAAAAAAACCTTGACAGATCAAGAAGAATGTGTTATACTATGGTTAAATGACAAAGTTAAAGTATTAACAGAAAAAAAGGTAAAGTAGTGAATATATTTTATTTGCATGAAGACCCAATTCAAAATGCTAAGTGGCATGTTGATAAACATATTGTGAAGATGGCAACAGAATATTGTCAACTACTTTCTACTTCACATAGGGTATTAGATGGTGAGATGTATTTAGGTAAGACTAAAAACAATCGTAATATAAAAAGGTGGTTACTACATGATGAACGTGAAGACTTGCTTATGAAAGCAAGTCATGTTAATCACCCATCTAATATTTGGGCTAGAGAAACAAGTTCTAATTATATGTACTTGTGGAAAATTTACATGGCCACCTTGGCAGAATACACTCATAGGTATGGTAAAAGACATGGTTCTGGTAGAGCATCACTTAGTCTAATAAGACCACCTAAAAATATTAAACAGGGTAAACGCACAACATTACCACAATGTATGCCAGATAATTGCAAAGTATTGGGTGATCCTATTCAGGCTTATAAGAACTACTATATAAACGAGAAGCATTATTTTGCAAATTGGAAAAGTAGGGAGATACCAGAATGGTTTCAAGGGAAGGGTACTACGACTACATGCTAAGACGCAGTCGCGAAGAAGACACAAATAACAGTGGTAATAATTCTACTGTATCTTTACTGCGACGCGAAATAATAGAAATGCAAAGATCAACTCATGCCTTACAGATGCGTGTCAAAGCTCTTGCTGCAGATAACTACAGACTGAAAGAAGAGAATGCCAACTTACATAATAACGAACACTGATACAAATGAAACAACTGAAAAGTTTTGTAGTTGGAATGAACTAGG